CACTCAACATATTTGTCCCAAATACCTTTAGGACGTTGTAGTGCGATAGTAGCTGCCATTTAATTAATTGATTTTTAGTTTGTTATTCTTTGCCGTCTTTGCAGAGCGGCGGAAGTTAGCAGCAGTAGGAGATCCCTTACTGCCAGGCTTCCTCATTTTTTCACCACTGCCAGCAGCAATACGCTTACGCTTGGCGTGGATGTTGGCGTACAATCCTTGTTTAGCCATTTAACATTTCCATTTACGTAGGGCTAGAGCCTTCCGGGTGGGCTTACCGTTCTTCTTCATCGGTCCTTTGTTACCTTTCATTCGGGCACAGAAGGACCGCTTGCGAGGACCGCCACCAGGTTGGGGAGCTTTCAGGTTTGAACCTGTTTCACGATTATACTTCTCGCGACCTGCTTTTGTCAAGCCGCCAGACCGTGACTTATGCTTCCCCATCCGTAGACTAACAGACTTTCTTTTTCTTGATTTGCTTGCCACTTGGTTTACCTTTAGTAGTGGGCTTCATTGGTTTTTTCTTGTCGCCGTAGTGTCCAGGCATTACCATACTCCAGGGATAAGTTGACCAGTCAAAGCATACGCTCCAAGCGCAGCGATGACGCCGAGCATGGCAAGTCTGCCATTGAGACGCTCGGCTTTCTCGTTATGAGGTAGAGAGTTTTCGTCGATGTACATACGTGGTTCGGTGGGCCAGATTTGAGTATCGTTCATTAGAAAGAAATATCAGAGCGATCCAATTTGTTAAGTACATCCTGCCGGTACGCTGGATCGTCGTCGTACCGGGGATCATTCATTGCTTGGATAAGTTCCTGTTGACTTCGGAATGTGCTTTGTGAAGCTGCTGGTTTACCTTGCAGCATCTCTCCATCTTGTCCCATAGCATCTGTATATCTAGTGGTAAGTGCTTGTAAAGCAAAGTTAATTTGGTTCAAGTCACCAGTTTCAATCAATGAATCATAAGCATTGATCTCCTCTTGACTGAAGTTATCTTTAGCCCAGCCAATTAGATTTTGATACTGCTCTTCACCACCAACTGAGTTGTAGATACTATTGACATCTTGTTGAGAGATATCTTCACCAGCTGGAGCTTCTCCAGCCATAGCTTCAAACACTTCTTGTGGTGACATTTCATTCAGAGCACTTGAAAGCTCATCACTCATCTCACCAGTTGATTGGTAGTTAGCCAATGCGTCGTCGAACCAAGACGTATCGTCAGCTTGTTCTGTTTGTTCAGCTGGTTCATCTTGTGAACCCAGCTTCTTTTGTAGTTCTAAATACGCAGACTCAAGTTCTTCAGTAGTATTATATTTACCGGCTAGTTTAGATTCATGTGCAGCCTCAATCTCCTCTCCAATTTGTAGGGATTCAGCTTCATCTGCAGCTTGTGACTCCATCACTTCTGCAGGTACACTATTATCGTGAGTTAAAATTTCTGCCATTATTGAGTTGGTGGTTCAGGTGGTGGTGCAACCTCTGCACCCATAACATTGTTCATAGCAACATCTGCGTTTGCATTCTTAGATGGATCCATCATTGGTGCTGATGCCATTTGGCCTGCTTGCTTAGTGAGCTCCATCTGCTGTTGCATTTGTAGGTTCTGCTGCATCTCTTGTTGTTGTTCTTCCATTGACTTAACAAGGTTAAGAACATCAATACCTTGTGATGCAGCCAGACGTTTGATTGCTTCGTCTGGATTCAGGTACTTCATCATTGCTTCAGGACCAAGGGTCTGAGCAATAGTCATGATGAAGCTAGTCAAGGATTCTCTATCTTGTCCTCGACCAAGTGCATTGATACCAGCAACGATGGTCGGTTTAACTAGGTTCTTTGGATACCTAGGTAGTTCACCACTGCGTTGCATAACAAGCAGCTTACGGTTGAGATAGGGTACAAGGAATTCAACAGTCAATAGACTGAACAGCCCACCTAATTGTTGCTCCAATTCGAGTTGAGTAAGGCGTACTTCTTCAGCGGTTGTCCGTTCAGATTGACGTACACTCAACACAAGGAATGCCTCAGCAATACGACGTTCAAGTGTCTGCATCTGTTGCAGTGCAGTAGCAAAGTCAGCAGTCTTACCGACCTGTACAACAGCGACATCATCAGGTCTCCCTTGAATGATTGCTCCGTTGCCTGCCTTAGCCAGTGTCTGCGGTTTAGTTGTTGATGATGGTGACACCAGGAAGACAACTTTAGCGGCTGCTGCTGAGCCTTCTGTGATGGCCTGAGAGAGTGCTTCAAGTGACTTCAAGTCACCGATGAATTCTTCCACTCGGCCGCGGCCATAGTCCTCTCCATCAACTGCATTGAATCTCAGCACGAGCCAAGGTGAACTATCCTTAGGTGCCTTACCTTCTGTCTTAGGAATCTTTTTGTCGAATGCTTCTTGGTGCCACACCCACCTGTTGTTCTGCAACCTGCAGTGAGTGTAAACCTCAACATCACTTGTTGTATTTACAGTTTGATCCTGACTTTCAAGCTTATCTCTAGTCAGCTCTTTAGGTAGAAGGTCTTTGTTAATTAGTTCTTTGGTTACGATCTCAATTATGTTGCCGTTACCATCTCTCTCTACGACATAGCGGTTCAATGGGTAATGCTTAATCCCGTCCTTCCCCATAAACAACAAAGCGTTACCACCAACAACAAGATGTTTGATGGCTTGGTGAACAGTGACACGATCGCTAGAAGCAGCAATCGAATCCATCACCATACGCTCAAGTTTGGCAAAGCTCAGATCAAGTTCACTACGGACTTCAGCAGGCAGTTCAGTGCCAAGCTTTTCATCTGCAATTTGTAACTTGAAGAACGTGGTTTGAGGCGGCAGCAAAGCAAGCATAAGTTTACTTGCCAATGTCACACACGCCTTGGCTCCCACGGATTGCCAGGGTTGAGTAAAGGTTTTGCGGGTACTCCTCACTTCATCACGAGTGATGAGATAAGGAAGAGTAAGCTCTGAACATTGAACAGCAATATCTAGAAAGGAGGAGCGACCACTGCTTAGTGCATCGTACCTACTTTTTGCTGTCATGTAAGTGCTCCAATATTTAACCCAGTACCAACGTTTCCAAAAGGTTTGGCACTTGGGTTAAGGTTAATCTTTAATGATGCTAGGTTAGTTCTCTTACCCCTCTTCTTCCTAGCAGACTGTACTCCTGATTCAGATTGGCCAATGTTTGAGGCCATCTGTTGATCAAGTCGTGGTGGTGTGAAGGTCGGCATCGGAGGTGGTGCCTGTGCTGCAGGAGGAGGTGGAATAAAATCTCGTTGGAACCTACGAAGTGCGCGACCAGGTTTCTTTGCTTTTCCTACATTCATTGCAGAGGCATGGCTGCCGCCCATTGCAATGACCTGATTATAAAGTCCTTGATTAAAAGCCATTAAGTCTCCTCTTCAATACGTTGTCTAATCCAATCAATGATGTGTCGTTGACCAGCACGAAACATAATGTGGGTAATTTGATCGTCAGGGTGTGGCACACCTGCTGGAAAACTCTGGTCAAGTTCTCCAAGCAGTCCTTCTACTGTCAGTCCTAGGTTAAGCATATTGTGGGAGGTTTTGATTAGCGTGCTCGAAAAAGGCAGGCATACGAGCTCTCTGTGTGTCAGAAAGTTCAGGTGCCTTACCCTCATACATCAGCCGATCACTAGAATCGAGCCAAAATTTTTTATCCAAATATTTATCAGTGGTATTTATACCTAGTGGTTGCATAACCCAGTTGATCGTCGCTTTGCGGAGCTTGTCAAGAGACGGCGAAATCTCAAGACCAAGCTCCTTACAAACAAGCGAATTACTCGCCACATGGACTTGTTCGTCACGACTAATGTCGGCACTGACGGTTCGCATCCCTGCGTCGCCATTAAACCTAAAGAAGGGTAATAGGACGAAAAAGATTGCACGTTCAGCAACCATGGCTTTAAGCACAGTGTGATCAGGATGTTCTGTCCAGGCATCACGCAGTGTGAGGGCTTCCCTTTCAGCTTTCGGATCAATTCCCCAAGCATCGGCGACATAACCCAAAGCGAGGTCGTGCTTAATCTCGTCCTGAACGTTGGATTCCAACAGTTCACGCGAGAGAACCGGAATTTCAGAGGTGAGCGCATCACGGATAAAATCTCCCACAGGTAGTTCCATGTGCCTCAAGGCAAGAGCACGGCGGAGTGTCTCCTCCGCACCCTCCTTGAATTTCCCTTTGGTAGTAGCTACAGGTGTCCACGTACGCTTCCTCTGTAGTAGTGTTTGGTAAGGATGTTGTCTCATTCTTGGCAGTCACATTGTTGTTCATTATTAAGTAAATCTGCAAGATAGTCGTCTACTTCTTTATCGTCTAGAGCGGCATATGCATCAGATTTGTCTTGTGTATCCGCCATTACTTGAAGCGAATAATACAAGGAAGTCTGGGGACTTTTTAGCCACTCTTCGATAAAGGCGTTGTCATAAGTAACAACATCACTCCAACTGTTGAAGCTATACCCGTGAAGAAGCCCAGTGTTATTTAGCATCGTCATAAGTCCGTCAGCAGTGCGCTTGTACGCTTCCCAGCCAACTTTAGATGCAGTTTCTACGTCACCGTAGTCGTAGCTTGTGACACCAAAGGTGCCGGAGTCTCGGTCTACATGACGGGAAATAGGTGGAGCAATTTCAGGCGTACAGGTATATCCATCTACGTCTTGACTGCGGTAGCTACAGCTAGCAGTAGGAGCGATTGCGAAAGCTCGTTCCATGTTGTAGCTGCGTGCAATATCTGCTGCCGCTTCAATACCAGTACCGAATTGTGAGACAAGTTCATAGGCAGCTGTTTGTACAACTTCACCTTTATTGTATTGTTCAAGTGCACGTCCAAATTGTTCGTAAGTAACACCTACACGGCGCAAGAGGTTCGCGAGGCCAAGCATCCCGAGGCCGACTTGTTTATCAACTTCAGGGCTGAGGTACTCACCGCTGAGCTCAACTCCAGTTGTGCCGTGCAGTGCACACAATTCAGACATTCCTTCGACGAAAGCTCTTGGGATATCGTCGAATTCGCAGGCACCCAGATTAACGTGTTGTAGTAAGCAGGTTCCCCTACTTGGCAAATACACTTCAAGGCAAACATTACCTCGTACCCGTTGTCCATGTCGGTCATACTTTACTTTGTTGAGCCAAATGTCACCTGAGCGAATTCCCTGAAGTAGTTCTTCTTTGTACGGGGTTTCAGCCCACCATTCATCAGTGATGTTGACACATCGCTTGACCCATGCGAGTTCATGTCGTGGGGTTTGGATAAATTCAAGAACGTCCTGACAGTTAAGATCGATATGCAGAACCACAGCGCCATTCTTATAATGACCACCACGTCGAAGGATTTCATTTAAGGTTGAGTATATTTTCCCAAATGAAACAGGTCCGCTAGCAGTCACACCAGAAGGTCGGACGTGTCCCTTAGGATCTAAGTCAGATAGGTGAACAGCTACACCAGCTCCAAAACGTAGAGCGTGGGATACAAATCGCCAGCTTGCTTCGATTCCCTCACCACCTTCCATCTGGTTAGAGACGCGGAAGACAGTGCAGCTGATAGGCAATCGGGATGTTGGGTCGTCGATCCAGCTTTGGACGCGACCAGTACGTGAAATAAGATTAGACATTAAACTAGATCAGACAAATCAGGTGGTTGATAGTTTGGCCCTTTGAGAACCTTTCCGTCCTCGCGTTTAATCGGTTTGCCGTCTTCTCCGAGCTTGGACATATTTGATTGATGGACACGGCGTAGTGCTTGCTCCAAGTCCCAGTTCATGTTCTCAGCATACTGAGCACAGACATAAACAAGATCAGCAAGTTCTTTAAGGCAAGCCTCACGGTCTTGAGGATGCATCAACACCATCTGTGTATCAGCAGCCTTGAATTCCTGAAACTCCTCAACGATCAAAGACCTCTGTGTTTCCCTCTGACTCAAGGAGTTCTGTATACCGTACGCTTGGCGAAACTCGATTGCTTGATTGCTGAGAAGTGACATTTTCTAATTCGTTTTCAAGGTAGTGGATTGCTTTTTTTAGATCATCCACAATGCTGTCTTTATGACCAGCACGGCAGATATATTTAACAGCACACCCAAGGTGGTAGTTTAATCTTTGGTCCCGGATAAAGTCCCAGACTTCAATTACGCCACGGGTGTAGTAGGCAGGCGATTTGGCCATTGTTTTACTAAATTCATTACTGTATTTGCTAGGACAAAATTCTGATGTTGTAGTGCCATTAACAACTCAATAACATCTTCTTTATCAGCTTCAGGCATCAGATCCTTTATTCTCCGAAGCTTGAATTGCTGCTCCATCGTCAATTCTGTAATCGGAGGAGGGGGTCCATAGTATTGGGCTGTGTCGTCCGGAATCATAATCATCGTTAGTAAGGATCTTTGCTAGCCGTGCGTTTTGTAGAGCTACTGACTCATCAAGACCTTTATCAGCGAATGCTTTAACTACGGTCTGCCATGTGTAACCCTTCTCTTGGAATAAAGCTTCAGCTCGTTTCACTCCAATACCAGGAGCACCGCTGTAACCATCTGTTTGGTCACCAGCTAGGGTTTGGATGAGGTGCCACTTAGCACCTCCTTCAGGTGTGACTGTGAATCTCTCCTCCATGTTGTATAGCTCACCAGGGATCTGACGCATATCCTTATCAGGTGAGACAATGATGTTGCCTGGATACTTAGTTGCGTAGATACCCATGGCATCATCAGCTTCTAGTGTTGGCATCTGAATAACCCTGTACTCATTCATGAGTGCATTAATTACTCGTTTGTAGCCACACGGTTTTTTACGGTTACGGTGTCCCTTGTAAGTAGTAAGGATATCTTTGCGGAAATTTTTTGAGTCAGAAAAGAAGAGCACTGGTTGCGCAAATCCACCAAACTCAAGAGTAATGTTAATGATATCCTTCTGTACATTACGCATAGCATCAGAGAACTTAGATGTTACAAGGATGACATCATCACCCCAGTCAATCTCTGTTTCAGCTGCTGCACAGGATTTGTAAACGATATAATCAGCGTCGATAAATAGTTTCAATCCCAAAGACCCTCCAATCCAGGTGGTGCTATTACCTCACCATTTTTTTGTTTACGCCATCTGCAATACCAGCCTGATGCACATTCTCCAGTTGCAGGTACAACGATTAGCGGTATGACAGGAGCTTCCACGTTCCTTGCATTACTTGATTCCCAGGAATAATTGCCACGAGTGCCACTTTTGTGCCATTGAGCAATCTTTACATCAAGAGGGTGGTAGTTATCATCATGCTGAATGACTAAATCTGTTTTACCATCACAACCAACGTTACTGTAAACCCGGATCCCTTTCAACATTAAACGGAAGATGGCGTAATACTCTCCAATATCACCTTTAAAGTTATCGGACCATTTTATTTCAGTGAGTAGCCGCCCAACTACTCCCAGTGGTCGCTTCTGCTTCGATGGGTATACGCAAGTTGTAGTATCTTCCTGCTTCTGTTGCTGTAGTGGTAAGGCTGTTTGATAAATTTTTGACATGTTCGGGGTGGCACTCGAACTGCAATTCGTCGTGGACAAATGCCAGTTGCGAGCAGCATAAATTTAGGTGTTCAATGTTTTGTTGGTTAAGTACTAGCCATCTCTTAGCAAGCGCTGCAGCTGACCCTTGGAGTAAGAAGTTGAGTGCTTTATGCGATGAGTCGAGTGGTATTCTGCGACCGTCAACCGCCTTAATGCTGCCTCTATTACCCGCAGCTTTAACAGCACTAAGGAGCGAATCAAGACCAGGGATCGCTTTAACATAAGCGTCACGAATCTCTTTACCCTTGGATTTAGCTCTAGTACTGTTGAGAGATGAGTCATAACTTAATCCGATCTTAATGTCACCCGCACCGTATAAGAATGCATAAGTGACTGTCTTAACTAGTTTTCTTGAAATGCCGATCTTGTCAGCATTTACTTGGTGGATGTCTCCATTAAGGAGGATGTCGGCATATCTGCCTTCGTCATACCTGGCCAAATAATGTGCCAGCATGCGAAGCTCAATGCCAGCAAGATCAGCGCCGACCATAAGTTGGCCTGGACTTGCCGTGAATAATTCTCTGAATCGTAAGTCACTCGGTACTTGTGCAAGATTGGGGTTTCTGTGTGACATCCGATGTGTCGCACACCCAACTGAACAGTGGTGATGAATTCGGCTAGCACTCGTACATTGCTTCAGCCAGGCGTTCACGCCTTCCGAGATCATCCCCAACTTCTTCGTAATATCTAGACACTTCGCAAACTCGGCTGCTATCGGTATCCCACCTGAGGCAATCTCTGTCAGAATAACTTCGTCGATAACTGGTTTCCCAGTAGTCGTCTTCTGTATTGGTTCCCATCCATAGAATGTTTGAAGGATCCATGCAATATGATCTCGTGATGTGGGGTTTAGTTCTTTCAGTCGTGTTGACTTGCAGCCAAGAAAGTATCCTTGTGTTTTGTTATTTCTTTTAGGATTGAACGTCGCGCCTTGGACGAAAGGGTGCCTTTTGCGTAGTACTTCTTTAGTTTCTTCCAACTCTTTTTGGAGAGTCGATGCAAGCTGCCATGCAGCGCGTTCATTAAAATACCATCCATGTAACTCCTGTTGTGTCATGTACTGTGCGACTTGGTGTTCAAGTTTCACCCAGTCAGGTAGCGGTGGAAATGTTTGCATAGTTTGACTGTTACGTTTACATCTTGCTCGCAGTAGTCCTCCATTTCTTGACTCCACTGCTTCCAATCAGTCTCCTTAGCAAAGTTACCTTTGTATTCACCGAGCCTGTAACCGTAAGATTCAAGTGAGTGTCTGCCATACAGCTGTAATGGCATGTGTTTCCACTCACGCTGCTTATCTAATGCAATCATGTCTGGGTGGTAGAGCCTGCTTAAAAGCAGAGTGTCAATGACCTCACCTTGCGGATTAAAGAATCCAAAGATCTTTTGTACGCAAGGTATGTCAAATGAAATGATGTTGTGACCAGCTATGCGATCAGCTTCCTCCAATCTTGTGATACCTCTGACAATCGGATCTCTAGTACCTTGATCGTTGTACACAACGGTCTCGTTATTACTGAGATCATGGATTGCAAGGCAATGAATTTGGGTAAGATCATTTAGGAGACCGTCCGTCTCCAGGTCGAACACCAGCATTTCTCCAGTCGTATGTTTTATCTACAAACTGTGCTTTCTCAATTGCTTCAGCTGTAGGTGGATTAGGTTTCTTCAATTCGTTGTATGTGTACCATGGGTGAACCCAGGGTTTATGTGGTGCCGAGTCAGAAATCGGTACTCGCGTTGAAATCGGGTTTAGCTTCATGTTCAGTAAACTTACAAGTATTCAAGTCATATGTGAGTTGCCCAGCGACACCAGTTTCACCTGAATATCTATTCTTGAGGACTCTAAGTGTTGTAGAAGCGTCATCAGATCCACTCTGTTGATTCCTCTCAAGTGCGATAACTCCATCAGAAAGTTGTGCAATGCTTGCACTTCCTCGAAGTTGTCCAATCGTAACTCTTGCACCCTCTTCATGATTATGATCTGTCTGTGTACGCCGTAAATGAGAGACAAGGAACAAAGCAATGCCAGTGCGCTCAACAAGTGAACGTAACTTAGTCATTGTTGTATCAATCATCCGTCTCTCGTCACCATCAAGACCGCTAAGCAAGATAGAGAGATGATCCAAAAAGATAATCCTGCAATCAAGTCCATTTGCGAGATAGTCAATACGATTATAGATAACATCAGGATCATAGCTACCAAAACCATCATAGAGATAGAGATTCCAAGTAGCCAGTGTTTGATCATATGCATCTTGAAGCGTAGATCTTTCATGCTCTCCAATATGGAATGGTTTACCACACGCTGATGACATCAAGCCGAGTGCGGTTCGTCTGTTACTTTCTTCAAGCGCCAGGTAACCAACCCGTTCCCCGTTTTGTAAGAAGTGAGTACAAAGTTCTCGACAGAAGCTGGACTTTCCTGCACCAGTTGCTGCAGTAATAGTGACAAGCTCGCCGTATCTAACACCGTGAGTGAGTTTTTGTAATCCCGAGAAAGGGTATTCATGATCGCAAGGTTGAGAGGGTTTAGTAACTAAGTCGAGGAGTGTCTTGCCATCAATGATTCCGTCAGGTTGATACAACTTATGCCCGTAATTACAGACAGCCCTGATCGACTCAGTATCACCTGCTTGTAAAGCGTCTGAGGCATCCTTGTAATCCTCTAGAGCACCTATGTAAACCTTCCCAGGTGGTAGTACCTGAGCGCAGTCAATAGCAGCCTTCTGGCCTGCCTCATCGTTATCAAAAAATAGAACTATTTTGTCGTAGTGATTGAGCCATTCATAGTTATTTTGAATAGCCTTCTTCGCTGCCTGTGCACCATTGGGTATGGAAACGACATCCCAGTTCGGTTGAGCTTCCCATACAGAGAGACAGTCCATCTCTCCTTCTGTAATGACAATCTTTCTCTGTTTATTAGTTGTCTTATGCCTGAATAGCTGCATGCCATACAGGGAGTTGACTTTGCCTTCACAAGTAAATGTCTTGTCTTTACCTTTTAGCTTTGCTCCTTGAAGCACTCCGTCACTGCTGAAATAATAGAAGCGTAAGGATGAGCCATCTCTATAGCATTTGAATTTTTCACATGTTTGCTCAGAGATTCCTCGCTTTTGCAGCCGTCCGGCTGATCCTCGTAGTTCAACATGGGTGGTCATCTTTTGGTAGGTGTAATTGTCGTCAGTAGTGTTGACGTGGTGGCCACAGACGAAACAATGCGTGTTTGTTGTGTAAACCGCTTTGCCGTCTGATGAGCCACATACTTCACAAGGCTCGTGCCTTAAAAACTCACTTTCAGGTGAGCCATTCGATTGGTATGGTTGCATAAGACGCCCACTTAATTCCGTGGCGTTCGCAGTATTGTGCGTAAGTAGTCTTCGATTTTTTGCTGATTGTGTTGTAAGGTGCTTGGAATACCATACGAAGATCAATGGTTGGATTCTGTTTGATAACCTCCAACACCTTCTTCCTATCTTTACTGTCCCAATACCCCTTTGTTTCTAGCCAGATACCGTTAGGTAAGACAAAGTCAGGAGTATAGTTATGTCGAATAACATATGGAACTTTCGTACTTTCGTATTCATACGTCACACCAAGATTGGAGAGAAGGTCAGCTACCTTCTCTTCCAGCTTGGAGCGAAACATTAGAAATCGTCATCCTCTACTACTTCTTCTGCCTC